TCTTGAGCTTTAACACAAACCGCAACCAATACAAATATCACACATAATATATAATTTTTCATTTACTAATTATTTCAAACAACTTGTCATCTATTTTTTTTAGAGCATCACTATTTTCCTCAACTTTAGTTCCAGTATTCATTATAGTTTCTCTAATTAATTGATCTTTTAAATCATACTCTGTTCTACTAATTTCTGGCTCTGGTAATAATTTTGCTTCCTCTATATCAGCTTGTAAAGCAAACCACATTCCAATAAGAGTTGATAATCCAACACCAATAGCTATTAATGTTTTTATACTAATATTAAAGCTAGTATCTTCATTTAATTCCTTACTCATTTTTTCTAGTTTTAATTTTTTGAATTGTATAAATAATTGTAGCCAACAATAAAATTATTCTTAATGAAACTTCAATATTAGTTAATGAAATCCCTAGTGCTATTGTGTTTATTAAATATAATTTCATGCTTGTACCTTCCATTTTAATTTGTTTGTTCAACTCTAGTAGCCAATTCAATAACACCAATAAAATATGTATGATCGTCTTTATCTAATTGTTCGTAATTAACACTATCTAAAACATTCATATAAACATTAAAATTATTAGCACTTAAATCGAAGTAACCACTACTTCTTGTTCTTAGCAAAGATAATACTTCTGAAACTAAAGTATTTACATCTAAATCTCCTCCTACATCAGAATCAAATCTGGTAACACACTCAATTCTTGTAACACATTCTAAACAAAAATTTTGTGCATTTTGATTAATTTCGTTTGTTGTTGTAGAATAAATCCACACATAAGGTGTGTCAGCATTTCTAGGAACTCGATTATAAACACTAACTGTATCACCACTAATATTAGGAATATTGCCATTTAAAGCAGTATAAATTTTTTGCCTAATAAATTGCATTGCTTCTCTCATTCTATAATTTTATCAATTTGTTTTTCTAATTTTTTAAACAATAAATTTATCTCTAATTCAGCATTTGGATAAAAATATTCTCTTCCTTTTATTGTTCTTCCTTTTTTAGTTTTCCAACCAAATTCTTGATAGTAAGCATAACTTGCTGATGCTTGTACATAAACCGATTTATCTTTGCCATAATTAATACTAGATTTAAGAAACCCAGTATCTAATGGAGCATCTATTTTAGCTCTTTTACTTATAAGAGAAGCAGTAACGGCAAAAGCATTTGTTAATTGATCTTCTGTAAAATTTTTTAATTCTGCTATGTCAATTAAAATTTTATTTATATCATCGGTATTTACTTTTACATCAATCATATCGGCTCGTATGTTCCAATTAATTTAACATATTTTTTTTCGATCATATTATAATAATCATTTACNCGATATTTACCNTCACCATCAATATCAAATAAAAAATCGCTGTGTGTAATTGTATCAAAATCTTTTTTTCTTAAAATAACTTCTGACACTCTATTGTATTTTCTTACTCCTTGACTTTGTGATATATCTCCAGAAACTTCTTTTGCATCACCCCATAATGTTACATTTAAAGTATAACCACTACTTGTAAATCCACCATAACCATCATCGGATTTATTAGGAGTATAAAATTTTATTACGTTTTTAAATTTTCCGGGATTCATTATATAAACATATTTTTGTAACTGTTTAAAATAGTTTTTGTAGATGATGGTATTTTTGCAACTTCTTTTCCTACTTCAAAATCGCTTCTATTATCGTATAAAGTTGTACTTAATTGTAATATAGATTGCTCTAGTAATTTATCATCTAATCCGCTTGTTACATATACAATTTTTACTTTTTCAGCTGGACCATCTAAATCTATAGTTTCGTTGTCTAATCCCTCTATCGTATAATCTGTATAAGCTGTACCCTCAATATGTATTGATGAAATGCTTTCTAGGACCAAATGGAAGATCAAATATTCCGTTTGTTTCTGGTATATAATAAGTTCTATTTTTTGCGACTATATCTCTCGATATATAGTTTTCACACCATATTCTAGCTTGTACAATTATACTCCCTATTAATGTGTCGTCTAAAGTATTACTTATTCTAGCAAATGATTTAAACTCACTTACACTAACAATTTCTGATCCAGTTACTGAATTAATCTTTATTTGTCTCATTTTTTGTTTCTTTAGAATCTAGTTTTAATTCTTTTGTTTGTTTTTTAATTTTAGATTCTTTTTTTGCCCATCCTTTATTAATCCAAGTTTGTGCTAACTCATCACCTAAATTTATTACAGAATCTTTTTCTATTGATTTTCCGTCTTGTTTAATTGATGTCAAAAGTTTTATTTTCATAATAATAATTTTAAACAAAGATAAAAAAAAAGTGCCACTCGGTTTTAAGGAGTGACACTAACAATTATGGAATAGGTCAAAGTTATTAAAATTTTCTTTATACTTGTTATTTATTGACACTCTTATTGAAGTTTGTCCTAAATTTTTAATAATAAAGAATCCTTTATACTCCTCACTCCACATAGCAAAGAAGTCAACGTATTTTTTATCGTAACTAGGATCACCTGATCTTTTTAAAGTTATTTGAGTAGTTCCTTTATGTTTATATCGTTTATCACCTAAATACTTAATTTGAACCTTTTTAATGACTCCATTTTTTTCAATCATACAATCATAAGGACTTGAATCTAATAATGGCATAGATACGTTAAAACCTAACTTAATAGCTGTAGAGGCAAAGTGATACTCAGCATAACACCCCTTTTGATTGGCATTCATTTAAGTAATATAAAAAAAAGCCGATTAAATTAATAATCGACTTTTTAACAAACAACCTAAACAAAATTATAATTCGTCCTCTAATGATGTTTTTATCTCAAGAAATTTTTTAACTATGAATATTTTCTTTGTTGTTGGTAACTTATAAAATTTTTTAGTTCCTATAACATGATCTATAAAAAAATCTAAAGTACAATACTTATTCATATTCTTTAATATTTAATAATACTGAAACACCTAATACACCAAATACAATAGTAGTGAACATATCAAAATTTAAATACATTGATCTTACTCCCATAAAGAATAAAAATCCACCTATTGCTAATTGGTAAGTTCTTTTCTTAATTAACTTTTCTTCTTGATCTTCCATAATAACATTCTATTTTTTTGTTCTTCTCTATCTATTATATCCCAATCACTATCCATACATGGGTGATCTATTTTTCTAAGTTCTTTTGACTTATTAATGTTGTGTAATAATCTTTCTCTAGTAGCCATATAATTCCTCTTTAAATGTGTTAAATATTTTATCTTCTATTTCATCAATAATAAAACTACCATCTAGTAGTTCTGTAATTTCTGAATCGTTGTGCCATGCCTCGTGTAATTCAACATTAGGTGGAGTGTTAGTAGCTTCGTGTCCTTCATAAAATTTAAACTTTACAAATAATGTAACACCTTTAAATCTAATTATTCTAGTTTCCATATTTAAGTTTTTAAAAGGGGGTTTTAACACCCCCATTGTTTTTTTAGTTAAAAGGTGCTAATAAATTGTTTACTTGTTCTAACTCTTTTTTATACCAATCCTTATAAAAAAATGTTTTAATTGGTATCATTTTACCATTATAATTATTCCATTTACATTTAGCTCTAATTTCGTTGACTTGTTGTTTATCAAATTGTGATGGTAAAGTTGCTCCAACTGTTGAATTTAAAATAACTTTGCTTTCATCATTTACACCAACTGTTGAGTTTCCAACTTGAACAACATAATTACATCTAATAATACCTCTCTGTAATTTCATTTGAAATTTTAAAGCTGATTTTCTTTCTTTTAAACTTTTTTTAAATTCTAATAAATAATTTTCCATTTTAAATTGTTTGTTTGTATAACTGCTTCGTTACAATTATAACCTAAAGATAAGTACAATTATTTGAATATGCAAATATATTTTCAATTTTAAAGTATTTTTTTAATTATTACACATAAAAAAAGGGGTAAAAAATACCCCTCTTTTATTATAAACTCGAAACTATTATGGTGTTTCAAGTGCAGTAATTGACGAACTAAATGCACCATTAACGAAAGCATTAGGTAAGTAGTTTGTAAGAGCAATTCTTTCCAAACATCTAACCGTGATAAATCCATCTCTAACATTCGTTCCATCTTCTCTAAAAAATTCAACTGAAACATTATCTCTAATCCACATTTGAGTTCCTTGACTAAAGTCACCTAAAAGATAGTTTCCTGCAGCAATAGCAGTATTAAGAATAACTGGTACACCATTAAATTGTGGTTGTAATCCTTGATAAACTTGTTCTTTTAAATAAGATAAGTTAGAATCTTTTAACAATAAGATTTTATGAAAATCTGTTGGGTTTAAGATAATTTGGTTTGCAGAGTAGTTTGATAAAGCTAACTGGTTTAAAGCAGCAATAATAACATCAAACTCATTTGCACCATTAACTGCTTGATAGAAAGCACCACCTGAGGAAGTGTCAAAATCAGCAGCATCAGTTATAATACCTGATAAATTTGGAGCAGAACCATTACCATTTAATAATTGGTCATCCTCAGCAGTAAGTAATTTACTAGGTACTCTTGAAGAAATATAAGATGTTAATTGAGGAGTATCAGCTAACATTTCTTCTGATATTCTTAAATAAGCACCTAATTTTTCTACATTTACTGAACTAGCAGTCATATCGAAATCAGATTGACCTAAAGTAGCTCCCTCTGCTTTCATAGCTGATCCATCACTATATCCTGATTCTTTTACAAATCTAATAACATCAGATGTAGTTGTTCCTTGAGAAATTAACTGTCTAATGTGTTGTGGACGTGCTGGATCATATTTGTATCCTGCCACTCTATCAGCTGGAATAACTTCACCGGTAAAATCTGCACCAGTTGTCATATCAGCTTTAATTTCAAATGAAGCACCTCTTGAGTTCCCATTTTTCAAAGAATCTAAAGCACCTTCACTAATACTTTTGATAAGTGATCCTTTAAATGATTTATCCTCATTTTTAGATTGTACACTATCAAAGTGTTTTTTGTTTGCAACTTCCATTGCATCCATTCTCGTGTTAAAATCGTTTGTAAGATTTTTGATTTCACCCTTTAGAGCTTCATCTGCCTTACCAGTTGCCGAGTCAACTGCTTGTCCGTGAGCTTTTTCCAATTTAGCATCTATAATATCGCCTAATTGGTCAAGCTGTTTTTTTACATTTTCTTCCATTGAAGTAAGTTTTATTTTAAATTATTTAACAAATATTTATAAACATCAAACTCTTCCTCTTTTTTTGTCGGCTCAGTAATTTCATCAATTGGCTGAGTGGCATTTATAAATAAAGATTTTAGCTTGTATATTTCACTTTCTATTGCATATCCCATATCATCTGAGATATTGCCTTTTCTTATTAATTTAGTTAGATTATCGTATCTAGATAAAACATTATCTAAAATTTGTTCTCCTTTAACATCCATAATTTTTGCCTGATCATTTGCAGCCATCGTAACAGCAGAAATCTCATACAATTTTACTTCTTTTATTTCTCGGTAATCTCCTTTTTGTTCTTTAACCATTGGTAAGATACCTACACTATTTTCTGTGATAACTCCCGCTTTCATTAACTCAATAACGTCTGTTCCTAGTGATGTTTTAGGTACCTCTGCTACAAAAACTAATCCTTTTGAATCCTCGTATAACTCTTTCATTTTACCAATTGGTTTCATCATATCGTGTTGATACAAATATTTAACCCTATGTCCATTTTCTTTAATAGTTTTTAAATAAGCACCTTGTCTGATTATATCTTGATCACTATCTAAATTATTAAAATATGATCCATACCCTTTTACGATATTATTCTTTTCGTCGTAATCGTGCATTCCCTTTATTGTAGCAGCTTTGTATAAAAATTCCATTTAATAAGTTTTCATCAAAATTAATGATTTTTTTTTAAATCTATTCTTGATCAATAATTGATCCAATTGCAACAGCAACACCTATTGATTCTAATATGTTTTGTTCGTGTATTGGAATAGGTTTTGGTTGGTAGTTTATGGTACATCTACAGTTTATTATATTCTCTGCACTACCTTCTCCTGGTCGAAACATATTTTCACCACCAACATTAAAATACTCTCTATAAGGAATAGTTTTTAAATTTAATGCTGCATGCCAAGAACGCTCATTTAATCCCATAGAATGAATCCAAGTTTTCTCTAAGTTTTCTTCTCCAAATAAATCTAAAGCACTTGTTTGTGTAGCAAAATTTGCTATTCTATTACTTTCTGTTCTAACTAATCTTTTTGCTTGATACCTACTATATTGTTTAAATTGGTTTCTTAAAATTCTTGCTTTTTGATCAGCACCTAACATCATAAACTCAGGATCACTCATTAATTTTTGAGTTAATTTAATAAGAGTTTTTTTAGCTGTTCCACTTACTAAACTAACATTAACTGCTGCTACTTTAGATGCATAATTAGCAAAGTAACTTTCCCAGATTTGTAATTTAGTTTGTGGAGCATTTTTTTTAACTATATACTTTTCGTATTTATTGTAATACCATTTTGCAAATCTTAAACCAATTGATTTATACATTTCTGTATATATGTTTTTTACTAATCCATATTGAAATAATGATTGATAGTCGGTAGTACCATTTTGAATAAAATTATCTACTCCTTTAAAATATTCTGTTTGATAATATTTTTGAATTTGAGGATTTATTTTTCTTTCAGCTATATCTAACTGTTTTTCGTAATCCTTTCTATATCTATCTAAAACTTTTTTTCTTGCATTACTCATCCTTTTTGTATGTAGCAAATTTTGGATATAAGTGTTTGTATTTTTTTTCTTCGTGCCAAGTTTTTAAAGCATCTTCATATTCCTCGTGTGTTTCAAAAGGCATATAAATAGTTTCTCCATCCATATCGTGAGTGTGAAATCCCTCTCCTCCTAACTCTCTTGCTCTTTCTTCCGCTTCTTCTTGTGTAGTAAATACATCAATCATTCCTCTAACTTCTTCCTTTTGTAATTCAATTTGTTCTAAATTTTTTTCTTCTTCATCTTCTTCTATTGGTTGAGGTAAAGGAATATCAATATCGTTATTTGACATTGGAATTAAATTAGCTGGTACATAAAAATCATTTAAAGATTCGTTTTCCTCTTGAGCATAACTCATTGATTCTCTTTTTTCATTTGGAGAAATCCACCATGCTTTAGACATTTGATCAACTACTTTATCCATTTCTTCTTGTAGTTCTGGGATCACACTAAAATCAAAATCTATATACATTTTATCTCCATATTGAGGAGTTAACCATCTATTTAGTTCATCTCTAATTTTTATTAATTCTGGTATAACACAATTTTGATATAATGCCTTTTTAGCTTCTTTAACATTGTTATATGTACTTGATTTATCGTTATTTAATAGTACTGATGGTACTGAATAAATATTACATAAATCCTTTATTGAAGCATTGTATTGCTCTAACAAACTAATATCAGCAGCATTTAATCCAAAATTAACCCAAGACAATTTCTTAGGTGTAATTATTACATCTCCTGCATTATTACTTCCTTGGAAGTTTTGTTTGAACTTATCTTTTAATTGTTGTGCTTGTACCTCATTTAAATCACCCTCATCACTCATTAAAATACCTCTAGCTGTTTGATTCTGTAAATATTTAACACCAGTTTGAACAGCTTCGTTATTTGTAGTTAATGACCTTAAACCAGCTTTTAAAGGTGATTGACCGTATAAATGAGAACCAGTACCATCATAGTAAGGATTAAAATCTTTAATGTGGCAAATTTGTTCTGCTGGTATAGAATAAGCACCATTATATTCAACTCTATATTCTTTTACTGGATCAAACATTCCACCACTAATAATCTCCATTACTTGACTTGGCATTACATATAATTCTTGGTATTTACCTATATTGTTTCCAGTTTCTGGTCCAATGCCATATATATATCTGTTTCCAGTTAATTTACCAAAAGCAATTAATTCACTTATAAAAGTTGCATAAGATTGAGAGGGATTAGGACGTTCTAATAATCTATGTAAATCAGTATCATCTAATTGTACTAATGCTTGTTTTTTTATAAGGTTTGCTTTATGTAAAATAGAGCCATCAACTAAACCACTTGACATAGCTTCGTATCTTTTTAACTCATTGTTATTTACCTTCTCATAAACATTTATAGGAATTGTACTTGCCGCTTTAGTAATTATATTAATTAAAGAATATACAGTTGCATTTTTTCTATATCCCTCATCAATATAAGTTGTATCGTTTTCTGGATTCCAAACTAAACTTTCGCCAAGCCAATTATAGATAGCTTGGTTGTATTGTGAATTTGTTTGTTGATTGTTTTTAGTTAGAAGATTTCTGAATCTGTCGAAGATTGATGCCATTAATACAAAATTTTCTGTAAAAATACAAAATAAACTAGAATTGCTAAATTACAAAAAAATCATATCTATTTTTATATCTACTATACACACAATATCTCATTGCGTCCATTGTGTGATCGTTTTTTGAAATAGGTTTATTTATTATAGTTCCATCTTTTAATTCTTCCCAAAAGTAAGTCATTTGTTCTTTTTTAATGTTTTTACTTTCATTTGAAATAACTATATCAAACTCTTTTAATAAACTGATACCAGCATTTATACTTCCTTGTCCTTTTATAGTTGGTTTAGCTAAAACATCCATTTGTCGTAATTCTTCAATTGATTTAGGTTCAGCACTATCGCAATAAGCTAGTTTTTGATTTAAATTATTTTGTTTTAAAAATTGTGCTAAATCTCTATTTGTCATCCCTTTTTTATACAACCATTCGTGAACAAATAATTTATCGCCAACTTTACCAACCTCAACTACAACACAAGGATCATTTGAATATCCAAAGTCAATACCTAATGCAGTTTCAGAAAACTCAGGAAATTCAGATTTTGGTAAATATTTCCAAGTTGTAAAAATTTGTCTATTACTAAATATTGCTCTTTGCCCCTCTCCATATACTCTCCAATAATCAGGATCACGTTCCCTTATTCTTTCAATTTCATCAACAAGTTCTTTAGGTAAAAATTTATTGTCTTTATATGTACTAATAAACAAATCAGCATCATCTCTTTCTGATAGATCATACAAAAAATGTATAGGATCAGATGGATTAAAATCAATTAAAATATAGCTTCTTGTTCTCATAGCTAACTGATTATAATCTTCAAAAAACAATTCGTTGCCCTCATTAATCCATAATATATCTCTACTACTTCCTCTAATCTTTTGAGCATCATCAGTACTAAACATTTCTAGTGTGTGACCATTGTATAAAAACGTATTATCTGACCTATTATGTGTTCCACTCCAATAAATACCTAATTGCCTTGAAATGTGTAGAAAATCTCTTAAAACCGATCTTTTAATTGCAGGTAAAGTTTTTCTAACTATTGATATAGTTAATGGTTTTTTGCTTATAGTCATTAAATACAAAACATATTGCATCAATGAATAAGTTTTACCACTTCTAGTACCTCCTTGAAATATTCTTAATCTTTTGTTTGAATTTAATGCTTGATAAAACTGTTTGTTGCAATATTCTTTTATTCTTTTTCGTCCGCTGGTGTCCATTCAATTAATTTAGATTCAATAGAAGCTTCGTGTTGTATTTCTTGTCTTTCAACATAACCTCTTTTTTTACCTAGAGTTTTAAGTAAAAAAATTGTTGCTGTAGTATTACCCTCTTGTATTTGTTTATGTAATTGACTTTCAGCGAAATCTAATGTAACATTTTTTAAATCATCACAAGTTTTTCTATATTCTTCGTCCTGATTATACCATCTGTAATGTGTGCTTCTATCTATTCCTATTTGTTTACATGCTGTTGTAACAACACCTAATGATTGTTCTAAAGCATTAACCATTGCTTCCTTTTTTAGTGTTGCATTTTGTTGTTTATTCATTTTACAAAATTACGTAAAAAAAAAGGGGATTTACAAATCCCCATAAACTAGCTTTCCAATAGTAGTTTTTTAATTGTCAAATTTATTTATAATTTTTCCTTCAAGATCAATTATAGTATATCCTTGTTTTTTTAACAATGCAATAGCTTTACCTATTTTTTTTACTTCTTCTCTGTAATGATTAAATATTTCGTTTTCCATTATCTTCTGTAATAAGAGTTAGTTTGTGCTTTTGGTTGACCATCCCATTCCATAGCATTAGAATAAGAGTTTATAGCTATTCTAGCTGTAGTATAATGATCGTAATAAGCATATTTAATTTTCTTTTTCATTGGCTCACCCTCTGCTGCTGGATAAGGCATTACAGCATCTGTGTAAGGTGTGCTTTTTATTTCATCTAGTTGACTTTCAATAGGAACAAGTATTACACTTGCTTTGCCTACTAATTTTTTAACTTTATAATAATCAATATTAGTTTGATCATAACCCCAAGAATTATAAAATATATCTCCTACTTTAGTTCTTGAGTTGTCGTAAATGTACCTTTTAGTTTTTGTTTTTAATTCCATAATTTAATTTTTATAATATATGAGTTCCGTAATGTTTAGTAAATAATATCGCTTCCGATTTAGTATCAAATGATTTAAAATTAACTTGATCTTTACCATTTATTTCTAACCAAGTAACAACTTCATACCATACTTCATCTCTATCGTCTGTATGTTGGATAATTTTGTGTTTATAAAATTTATTAAATGTATTTTCCATAATTATTTTTTTTTAAAACTATATTAAATTTATTGTGTGAAAAGTTTCTCCACTATCCATTAAAACACTATTACCATTAATTGCAACAACAGTAATTATTTGTTTTACTTTTTTACCAAATGGAGTAGTAAATGTTTTTTCGAATTTTTGACCTCTTTTAATATTATCCATATCTATCATTGTTTGTTAGTATAAACATACAACCAATATATTGTTCTAGCAACAATAATACTTTAAAATTAAAAAAATATTTTAAATTATACTAGTTCTTCTCCGATACCTACAAGTTCACTTATAAGTAAAATTATAGCGGCAATAACTAAATTAAATGGAATAAATACATAACCTATTATTCTAATTACACTTTTTATTAAAGAAAAAACTAAGTGTTTTTTAGGATCAGGGTGTTTCATTTTTTTATGAATTCAAGAAATTCTTGTCTTGCTTTACTATCATCTTTAAAATAACCAATCATTTTAGACGTTGTAGTGAACGTATCGTGTTTCTTTACACCTCTCATCTCCATACACATGTGTTTAGCTGTTAAAACAACTGCCACACCCTTAGGATCAAGTTTTTCTTGTAAAAATTCTGCAACTTGAGTAGTAATACGTTCTTGATTTTGTAATCTTCTTGAATATGTTTCAAGTGTTCTAGCTAATTTACTTAAACCAACTATTCTTTTGTTCGGAATATAAGCTATATGACCATATCCAAAAAAAGGTGCTATATGGTGTTCACATAATGAATGAAAAGGAATATTTGTTTGTACTATCATTTCATCATATCCCTCACCTTCAAAAGTAGTACAATTCCATTCTGGTGGATTTAAAAACTCTTTAAAAAACTTAATAAACCTTTTGGGTGTATCTAATAAACCCTCTCTTGTTACATCTTCACCGAAATATTGTAATAATCTTTTTACATTATCTTCTACTGTTTCCTCTGTATCATTTTCTTTAATTTCCCAAGGAAAAACTATCCATTCGTTATGGTATTCTTTTTTCTTATCTATTAATACCTCAAATGGTTTTTTAAAATTTTTATATCTTTCTTGTGTTGTTCCGCTATCAATTAAATCATCAACTATAACATCACAATCTTCTATTTTATCTACAGCATTACCAATTATTCCAGCTACAACTTGACCACCTCTAGGAACACCCCAAAAATTAGCATTAGGATATTTTTTTTTAATCTTTAAAGCTCTTACAAATACCTCATCCCACGTTATATATTTCTTCATACTCCAGTTTTTTTATTCCAAATTTCTATATGTAATCTTGTAGTAAAATTAATATGATTATTTTTTGCTAATTCAACCACGAATAGTTTGTTTTCATTTAATAATTCTTGATTTTCTCCTGCTGGCATTAAATAAATTTTATTTCTATCTATATGCTCCATATATACATCAATAATTTCT